ATGAAATTCTTTACCACTGTTGAGGAAAGCCTCAAATGGTCGAGATTATTCGGCGGCGCTCTCGCTGTAATGATTATCGATGACGGCATAAACGACCTGACAAAGCCTGTTAATTGGAAGAAAGCCAAAAAGATTGACGAAATCGTGGTGTATGACCGCTCGGTAGTAACACCTGATTATCAATCGATGTACAGGGGTGTGGGTGTGTACGGGACGGCTCAACGCTCAAAGTTCCGTATGCCCGACTACAACGTATTCAGTATCTACGGGTCGTTCCGGGTACACGAAAGTAGGTGCTTGATATTCCGTAACGGAAAGATGCCCGAAAAGGCATCCACGTCGGATTACAGGTTTTGGGGTGTTCCCGAATACAACCATATCAAGCGTGCAATGCGCGAAACGATTACAGCTCACGGGGACGCGGTTAAGCTCCTCGAACGAAGCGTTCAGGCGGTCTACAAGACAAAGAACCTTGCGCAGATGCTCTCAACCGACGAGGGCGAAAACGACGTTCTCCGCCGCTTACAGTTAATTGATACGGCGCGTGGCATACTCAACTCAATAGCTATCGATGCTGATGGGGAAGATTACGACTTCAAGACCATCACGTTATCGGGCGTGAAAGAGGTTATAGACTCCGCCTGCAATATGCTGTCTGCTCTTACCGAAATTCCGCAAACGAAACTGTTTGGCCGTTCTCCTGCTGGGATGAACGCCACGGGCGAAAGCGACTTGGAAAACTATTACAGCTTCATCGACAAGATAAGAGAGTCGCAAATCAAGGATAACCTGTGTTCTTTGATTGATGGCATCATACAGATAGGTATCAACAACAAGGAACTCACAGAGCGTCCCGATTACGAACTCGAATTTGAGTCGCTATGGAACGAGAAGGAAAGCGAACGCGCCACAATCGACCAGACGCGAGCGCAGACTGACCTTACTATCGCGCAGACAGCTCAACTGTATATCGATATGGGCGTGCTTGACCCTGCGGAAGAACGCAAGCGCCTCAAAAACGAAGGTAAGTTCGGAATAGAGGATGAGGAGCTACCACAGCAGGAGGAAGAACCTCTCGCTGGGCTTCTTCAATCGCTTCAACGTAAGGACAGCAAGGATAGCCCGTACAAAGGCGCAACGGGTGTCGGTGTTCTCGTTGTAAAAGACGGTAAGTTCCTCGTAGGCAACCGCGATGATAACAATCAGGTCGGTAGTCCCGGCGGTCATATCGAAAGCTGGGAAGATGCGGAACGGGCGGCTATGCGAGAAACGGAAGAAGAGTTCGGCATCACGCTGAAAAACCTCATTCCGCTCGGTATGCTTGATAATCTTCCGCAGGAATACGGCAGGTCATTCGCGTTCCTCTCCACGGACTTCGATGGTACGCCACTCACAAATACCCAAGAGATGCTCAACAACCGCTTCACGGAATTACAGGGACTTCAAAACGAGGTTCTCTACGAACCGTTCAAAGCGGCACTCGACAAGCTGTTCTCGGTATTAGAAATCAACGCTATGTACAGCGATGATGAGGATGATACGCCGAAAGATGTCGATACGGACGAAGCTGACACGCCCACCGATAACGCGGACGCGGAAGCTGACGACAACGCATCGGAAGAATAACACAGTTACCTTTATTTATGCGCGCAAAAATCACTCTCACGCGGATTTATGTCTGCATTTGTACGCAAAGTAAAGTAAAGGAAATATATTAAAGGAAAGTATAGCAAAGGAGAGTAAACTATACGCCTGCAATCGGAGTGATGGATGACATTGCTTCGATTTCTTTTTGCCAAAATTGATAAAGGAGGTTCGTATGAAACAGCGCGAAAAGATAAAGGTTTTTATAGATTTCAAGGACGGGCGCACAGTGTGTATATGCGCACGCTCGCGTAAAGGCTGCGAAAGCAAAACCTGTCATAAAGACATCGTTGAACGCGACAAGTTCCGTGGCTGGCAACAGACCGCCAAAGTCGATAGATACGGCAACACCCCCGGTTTAGGAGATTAGCCTATGGCAGACTTAAATCAGGTTCAAGCTCTACGGACCGCACTACGAAAGCGGTACAAGGGACGACAGACTGTAAAAAGCAAGGTTACGCTTCATTACAAGGAAAATATCGATAGAGAGTATGGACGCATCATTAAAGCATATTACGCTTTGCTGGCATCGACCATACAAACTTACCTCGAAAAGATATTTGACGCTCCTACGCTCTACAACGGCGAAAAAACGCGGTTTAACTTCGATAATGCCAAAGATGATTTTCTGCGGTTTATACGAAAGATATTCAGCCGCGCCAAAGACGATTTTCACGGACGCGCCGATGATTTCAAACTGCGCGACAAAGTGGAACGCATAGGCAACCTTACGACAAGGCTATCCGCAAACGAATGGAAGCGAGTGGTTGAAAAGACGCTCGGTATCAACATTCTTGACGATTACTATTTGGGCGAGTTTTACACCGACCAGTTGCGTATATGGATAGACGATAACGTAGGGCTTATCAGCGCGCTCCCAGACGAACTACTTAACGAAATGCAGGGAATAGTGGAAGACGGCTTCCTTAATGGCAGGTCAAATAGGGACATCGTTAAATCGATACAGGAACGCTTCGGCGTATCTCGTAACAAGGCGAGCTTCTATGCTACAGACCAGTTGTCAAAGCTCAACGCTTCCATTACCCAGCAACAGCAAACGTCTTGCGGTGTAGAGGAATATGTGTGGAGTTCATCGCGGGACCAACGAGTCCGCGACAGGCACGCTCAATTAGACGGTACGAAGCATCGGTGGGATGACCCACCCGTTGTTGATATAAAGATAGGTAGACGAGCGCACCCCGGCGAAGATTATCGTTGCAGATGCGTGGCGCTGCCTGTTTTTAATATCGAAGGCATCAAGTTACCGTGGGAAATCAAAATCAAATAGGAGGTAGGTATGGATAATGTAACGCACGAGGAGTTAAAGAAGGCGGCGGAACCCGTCATCGAACTCTTGAATAAGTACGGAAGCCCGTACACAACCGTAATCATTCAGCAAGACAAGATAGTGGTTACGCAAGACGTTATGGGTATTCCACTTCCCGTAAACGATTAGGAGGCACTATGAACGAGTTAGTTATTCAACTATGCGAACGCCTTAAAGTAGAGGCGGATGCAATCATCAACTGTATGAAATCAGGCGCGATAGTGGTAGGTACGGGACACGAAAGCTCGATAGATACCGCATCGCTCTTTGATGGATTAGCCATAGACGGCGTAGAACATTGCCAAAAGGTAGTGCTTGCGCTGTCTAAATGCTTTTTTCAACAAACCAAACAGGAGGAGGGTAGCGAATGAGTGATACACCCAAATTAAAGCGAGTAGTCAGGTTCGACAACATAGCGGTTGACGAAACCTACTACACAAAGGAAGGCTTCTTAATAGACCACCCGATAGTCACGACGGTTGGTATATTCGAGTATATGAACCCCGATGGTTCAACAAGACGCGAACTGCGATTGCCGGAAGAGGTATTCAATCCCGATAGTTTAGCGTCCTATGAGGGAAAGCCCATTATTATCACGCACAATGCAGGCGAGATAACAAAGGAGAATGTGGAAGAGGAAATCATAGGAACTATTCTGTCGAAGGCTTACCAAGACGGCGACAACGTGAGAGCAAAGATTGTAATCCACGACACAGACAAAATGAAGCAGTCTGGATTAAGGGAGTTATCCCTCGGTTACGGTCTTACTCTTGACGAAACGCCGGGAGAGTGGAACGGACACCCTTACGACGCAATCCAGCGCGACATCAAGATTAACCATTTGGCATTAGTATCAGCCGCGAGAGCGGGAGAACAAGCTCGTCTTAACATAGACGGAAAAGAAAATTTAACAGGAGGACCAGTAATGGAAGAACAGAACAAACAAGACAGCGTTTTGTCTCCCGAAGAACTCGAAGCTGCTATTGCGGACTACGTTGCAAAGAAAGCAAGCGGCGCGGGCGAGAACGGAGATAACGCAACCGCGGAAACCACTCCGCCCGTAGCAGAAGAAAACGCGGCTCCCGTTGTCGGCGAACAGACCGATGCAGATGATGTCATCCAAAGCGTTAAAGACCGTCGTGACCGTCGTGACGCAGAAACGGCATCCAGTTCAAAGGAGAGCGCGTTAGAGACAATTCAGCAGCAGGACGAGGACATCGACGCATTGTTGAAAGTTATCGACCAGTTGAAAGCACAAAATGATTTCAACGCGGCGAACACCGACAGCGATGAACCCGCTTGCGAGGGCGAAGAAACCAAGACCGATTGCAGCAACGATAAGTCGGGTAGCCTGAATATGGATGCGGCAGAAATCGATAAGATTGTAACCGCACGCATCGATGTTATCAGGGTTGCCGATAAGTTGCACCTTGACGGCGTGGACGTAATGCCTTTGATGGAAGGCAAGAAAGCCGTCATCAAAGCAGTCCTTCCCAAACTTCGCTTCGACGGAAAGAGCGTTGACTATATCAACGCGCTCTATGACCTTGCAAAGAACAAGGTTGAAGAGGACAACAGCACCGATAACCAGCGTAAGCAGATGTTTAACGCTGATACGGCTGCCGTAGAACCGACGCTCTCTATGGCAGAACAGGCGAGAGCCAAAATGATTAAAAAACAAAACGGAGGTAATTAAGCAATGAGCGCACAGACCAGTTACAATCAGAAAATGTCTCACGGCGTAGCGGGCGGCCTTTACGACCTCTCCAATCACACCGTAGACACTCGCACCAACGAGGAAGCGGACGGTAAGGTTCGTTTCGGCCTCGGAGTAGTCGCAGGAACCGCGGCAGGCAAGCAGGTTAAGCTCCCTACGGGAGACTCTGCAAAGAAAGACTTTGAGGGCGTTGTTCTCAACAGTCATACCCACGAGCAGGATTACAAGGGCGACGTTTCGCTCCGCGTAAACGAGACAGTAGGGGTTATCACGGACGGAAGAGTGTATGTTCGCATTGCGGCAGATGCAGAACCCGTATACGGCGATGCTCTCTATCTCATCAACAGCGGCGACGAAGCAGGTTACTTCACGAACGAAGAGGGCGACAACACCGTCAAGGTAAACGGCTATTTCCTCGGAAAGAAAGCCACCGACGCAATCGCTCCCGTGTACGTCAAGGTCGATAAGGAATAATCAAGGAGGATAACATAAATGGATAAAAACACTTACAGCAAGGCGGATTTCAACGCTCTTATGCGTTCGGACATTCCCCAGTCCCTCGTAGAAACGAAAGGGATGAGATTTGACGATGCGGAGGACGCATCGCTTTACTTTGCAAGGGAACTCGATTACATCAAGGCGCAGTCCTACGATGTAGAGTACCCCGAACTCACGGCACTCTCGCTGTTCCCGATTTCCAACGAAGTCAACCCCGGCGCAGAGACCGTAACCTATTACAGCTACGACAAGACGGGCGTTGCGAAGATTATCAATAACTACGCAACCGACCTGCCTCGCGCAGACGTAAAAGGTAAGCCTTCCACGGGCTACGTTAAGTCCGTAGGTGCGAGCTACGGATATTCCGTACAGGATATGAGAGCAAGCCGTATGGCAAGTAAGTCTCTCGATGTGCGCAAGGCGGAAGCGGCGCGTTACGCGGTAGACTTCGAGCTTAACCGTATCGCGTGGGCGGGCGACAAGGAGAACGGCCTTATCGGTGTTCTCTCTCCCGAAAACGACATCCCCCTTTACGCAGTGCCTAACGGCGCAAGCGGCAAAACCTCGTGGGAGAGCAAAACGGCAGACGAAATCCTTGCAGACCTCAACGGTATGCAGAAACAGGTTTCGCGTACCACAAAGAACGTGGAGCGTCCCGATACGCTCGCTCTTCCTGCGGATGTTTATATCGACATCAGCACCAGACAAATTCCCAACACGGGATATACCGTCAAGAAGTTCTTGCTTGAGAACGCGCCTTACCTCAAAGACATCGTTTCGGCGGCAGAATTGCAGGCAGACGCAGAGGACACCAACCCTTATGCAGCGCAGGGCAAAAACGTAGCGCTCCTGTTCAAGAAGGACGCACGCAAGATGTCTATCGAGCATCCTCTTCCGTTCTATCAGCACCCGTTGCAGACGAAGGGCCTCGAAATCGTCGTTCCTTGCGAAGCGAGAACCGCAGGCGCAATCATCTACTATCCGCTCTCCGCACTCATCGCGGTAGGCGTGTAAGGAGGGTATTATGGTTATCAAGAATAACGGACGTAAAATCATCGGCTTCGGGCAGACTTCTGTTCTGCCCGGACAGACCGTTACTATCGAAGACTCGTTCAAGGATAACGAGACCCTCAAAACCTTTATCGCGCTCGGCTTTGTAGAGGTAATCGAAGCAAAGTCCCCCGATAAGGGTAATACGGGAAAAGGCAAGGGCGGAAAGTCCGATAAAGGCAAGACCGAAACGCCTAACCCCGATGCTTCCACCGATACGCCTCCTGCGGACGATAACGGCAGTACAGGCTATGACACCACTTGAGATTTTCAGGCTCGTTGCTACCGAGTTCAAAGACGTAGACGACGCAGAGGTCGAAAAGTGGGTGGAGCTATCAAAGCCGTTTGTGAGCAAAAAGAAGTTCGGGAATACCTACAATCACGCTCTTGCTTATTTAGCGGCTCACAAGCTCAAAATGGCTGGTTACGGCGATAATACTATGGGAAAAGTCGATGACGCTCTCCGCGTGAGTTCATTCTCCGAGATGCGTCTATCGGCTTCTCTGTATCGCAGGCAAACAATATGGCTGTCGATGCGGAATACGCTTTAACGATTTACGGTTTGCAATACCTGTCAATACGTCGGCAGAAGATTATACCGATTGTTTCGGCAGGAGAGAACTGATGGCTGGAAGTGATAAATTAACTGCCGATGGCAAGAAGTTCTACAAAGAACTCGAAAAGTTGAAGCAACTCAAAGTTCACGTCGGGTACCAAAGCGGCGAAACAGCAGTGTCAAGCGACGGAGAGCCTACGGGCGCGGACCTTTGCGAAATAGCCGTGTACAACGAGCTTGGAACGGAAACGATACCGTCACGTCCCTTTATGCGCGATAGCGTAGACAAACACGCCGACCAGATAAATGCGTTTATCAAGCAGCAGAAGTCCCTCTTTGCAAAGGGACAGATAACTGCCGAACAAATGCTGCAAGCAATCGGCGTGTTTCAAAAGGGGCTTGTACAGAACGAAATCGTTGATGGCGAATTTACGCCGAACGCTCCGTCCACAATCAAGCGTAAAGGCTCTGACAGACCGCTTATCGACACTGGCAAGATGCGGCAGTCGGTAAATTTTGTAATTAAGAAAAAGTAAGGAGGACAGCGAGATGAATATCTTTAAGCGAAACTACACATTGCGCAGGTTCTCCCAGCAAAGCACAAGAATGGGCTATGCGGTTGTAGCATCCTACAAAGACGAAACGGTTAGCTTAAATGTTCAACCCACGGTATCAGCAGATTTGAAAAGTTTGCCGGAGGGCGATAGGTCATCGAAGAGCATTAAGTCTTACGGGGATTTTCCTGTAACCACCGTTAACGTCAAAAAGGGTATACGGGCCGACAGGCTGTATTATGCTGGCGAATGGTACGAGTGCGTAGGGTCGTTTTATTACGAACACACACCGCTCGGACACTGGAAATCGCTGTACGTCAGGGTATCGGAAGCAGACGACTCGGACGAACCGCCAACGGAGGTAACGGAAGATGACGATTGAAGAAGTCAAAGACGCTCTCGTTGAAATTATAGCAACATACTTCCCGACGACACAAATCGTATGGGCGGAACAGCGCAAACTTGTAAAGCCATCAGGCACGTTTATTCAGCTCAAATTACGAAATTTGGGCGCGTCCCTACATTCTATCAAGGAAACGGAAAATGACGTTCTATGTGGCTATAAACCGTCCAAAACGATGTTGGAGGTGCAACTCTTTACAAGAGGTGCAACAAAGACGTTTGTAGAAGACGGCGAGAAGGTAAAGGTAAGCGTCAATACGGCGCTTAACGACATTATGGAATTAACGAACTTTCTAACGTCGGAATACGCCGATGCGTTTTACGAAAAGTACGATATTTGCGTGAGACCAGAAGGCGAAGCGCAAGACGCTTCAGGGCTTGTTGATACATCATACGAATACCGCGCAATGCAAGAGTATGTGGTTGAGTTTGTTCAAACCGTACAAGGCTACGCAGGTATCTCGCGGGATGATTGGAAACCCACGGCGAGCGGCGGTGGAACCGAAGAGTTGGCGAATAGTGAAATTCCAGAACTTGATGCGGGTAGCATTGAAATAACAAATAATTCTTAACAGGAGGAACTTAAAATGAATTTGATTGATAAACTCGTAAACGTGAAAATATCAATCAGCGAAGGCGTAGACAGCGGGGTAAGTTTCAGTAACATTCTGCTCATCGGTCCTGCGCCTAACCTTGAAGAAGAAAAGGTAATCGGGATTGCCGCGTATGCTTCCGCAGATGAACTTCTCGAAGCTGGCTTCACCACGAACGATGAAGTATATAAGGCGGCGGCGGTTGCCTTTATGAACGGAGCGAGCGAACTTTACGTTGCACCATTCAAAGCAGAGATGGAGGGCGAGGACAAAGACGAACACAAGAACGCTATTCTCGATACGCTCAAAGCTGCGCTTGAAATCGGCGGCTGGTACGGCCTCTACGCTTGCGGCGTAAACGACGAGGACTACAAGGACATTGCGGACTGGGCGGAAACGAACAGTAAACTTTTCGGCTTCACTGTCGATTGTGCAATTAACGGCGGCATCCACAATCCCGTAGAGAAGATTTACAGCTACGCTTTTGGTATGGCTACGAAATGCCTCGACAAAAACGAGAACAATAAGTATCTCGCTCTTGCGATGCTTGCCAAAGTGCTTACCTTGCAGGCAGGCTCGGAAACGTGGGCGTACAAGACTCTTTCGGGCGTCAGCAGCGATGCGTTTACCACGGCGGAGATTTCGAGCCTCAAAGAAGCAAACCTCAACTACTACGTTGAGTGCGCAGGCAGGGCAATAACCCTTGAAGGTAAAACTACGTCGGGCGAGTGGATAGACGTTATACGCTTCCGCGATTGGCTCCTTAACGATATGCAGACGAGGATTTTCAACCTGTTTATCAAAAACCCGAAGGTGCCGTTTACGGACGCGGGCATAACGCTTATTCAAAACCAGATGATTGCTTCCCTCAAAGAAGGTCAGGCAGTCGGCGGTATCGCACAAACGGAATACGACGATGAGGGCAACGAAATCCCCGGTTATACCACGAGCGTTCCCAAATCGTCCGGCGTGAGCGATGCAAACAAAGCATCGAGAACATTGTCGGGTTGCACGTTTACGGCTCGTCTCGCAAACGCAATTCACATCGTAGAAATCAGCGGCACGCTTACCGCGTAAAAGGAGGACAGAATAATGGTAAAAACCTACAACAGCAGACTGGTAACAGTCGCACTCGGCACTCATTCCGTATCGGGGTTTGC